CGCTTGCGCACTCGCTCACCGAGGCAGGGATCGACGCATGGACGCCGAAGCGAACATACAAGCGAGTCAAGCCAGGCAAGGTGCGAGACGATCAGGGCCGGCGGATCACGGTCGAGATGGACGCGCCCATTCTCCCGACGTTCGTGTTCGCTCGCGAGATACACCTGTCACTGCTTGCACGCTTGGCCAACGATCCGGCCAGCGCTCATCCGGCGTTTTCCGTGTTCCGCTATGGCGGGCGCTATCCGCTCGTCAGCGATGCCGAGGTTATCGGGTTGCAGGAAGCCGAAGCCGAGGCGCTGGAAGCGATCCAGGCGCAGCGGGACGCGGAGACGCGGGAAGAGGCGGAGCGCATCCGGATCGCGGCGCTGCGTACCGAGCAGGCCCGGATGAAGGCGCGACGGATGGCCGAGGCCGAGCGCCGCAAAGCACTTCGCGCTGAGCGTCGTGACTTCCGGCCGGGGCAAGGCGTGAAGGTGGACGACGAGCCCGCCCTCACCGGCGTAACCGGCGTGGTGGTGAGTAGCGACGGGCGCACGGCGCTGGTCGACTTCGGGGGCTTCCTGACGATGAAGATCGAGGCTTGGCGATTGGCGCACGATCTGGTACAGGCGGCGTAGTCCTGATGCAGGACGCCGCCGCCATTAGCGGCTTGGGGCTAGATGATCTGGGGCTTCGCGCTCTTGCACTCCCCGCCACAGACGTAGGAGCATGCGCTCCGGGCGTTGTCCTACGGCATGGTAGCTAGTCGGGCGAATAGCGGAACGGATCGCCGATCCCGCCGCGGCCGTGCCGGATCAGTCGCCCCTGCTTCATCAAGCGCACCAGCGTAGGGTTCACCCGCTGCTGGTACGGATCATCGGGGAACAGCGCTTCGGCGATCTCCACTGCGGTCAGTAGACTGCGCCGGCGGACCAGCGCTTCGACATCATCGATCAAGGCCATCCCGCGATGCTATCGGGATGCGAGGACGATATCCATGCCTCTGCCGCCCACGCCGCATCTCGGCCACGATATGACTGGTCGAGCGCGCTTTCGCCGAACTTGGACCGGGCGGCTCGTGTTGCAGTACGAGGAGCCTCATCACGGTGGCCCAGCGTGCGGAGATCGAGGGCCTCGCTGGCACTATTGCACGGAGCGTGACCTCTGGCGCTTGCGCGAGCACCGATCGAGGCGTGGACTCGATCCACTGATCTGATGCCCTCTCGTCCGCCGCCGCTGCGCAACAAGTCACGCGGTCAGCGTAAGGCAACAAACTGGAGCAAGCGCGAAAGCAGGCAAGCACGCGGCTACGGTCGGGCGCACGATCTCATGCGCGAACGCGTGCTGCGCGAGGAGCCGCTGTGCCAACCATGTGATCGAGCCGGTCGCGTCACCGCGTCGGCAATCGCTGATCACATCGTGCCCAAAGCCGAAGGCGGCTCGGACGATCGCGAGAATTATCAAGGCATCTGCCATCCCTGCCACGTTGCCAAGACGGCACGAGAGGCAGCGCGATCGAGGCTGAGGAGCAAGCGGTGACCGAGATCACGATCAGCATGGGATCAATCATGGCGCAGACCACCATCGCCTTCCGCATCACCGGCAAGCGTCGAGCATCCGCCCGATTGCAAGCCGGCCTTGCGCTGATCCGCCTCGCTGGCCGCGTCATCGGGTGCAACATCGAGATCGCCCTGGCCGATGACGATCAGAACCCACGGGTGCCGCCGCCCCGCCCGGCCGGCACCCCGCCCCCTGCCCTGCCGACGCGGTGATGCATCGAAGCAACACACCCCCGACCCCCTAAGGGGGAGGGCGGGTCGAAAGTCAGGGGCCGAGGGCCGTGGGACCGCGCGTGGGGCCTAATTTTCGCGCGTGCAGATTAAACTTCCGGTGCGGATTAACTTTCGGAGAGCGGGATGAAGCGTGGCCCGAAGGCCGAAACGCCGGGGTCAAAGCTCGCGCGCGGCACATTCCAACCGGTGCGTGACGGTCTGAAAACGGAGATCGTCGTACCCGGCAACCCGCCGGTAATGCCGGAATACCTGACCGCAGAGGCCGAGCTCGATTGGCAGGAAGTGCTAGGCCGCGTGATGGCGGCCGGCGTTACCGAAGTAGATAGTGCGCTGTTCGCGCGGTACTGCTCGCTAGAGGCCCTGGTCCGGAAGGCGTTTAACGCCAACGGCGAGCCTCCGCCCGCCGCATATCTGACCGTCCTTCGTCAGCACGAAGAACTGCTCCGCATCGCCGGACCTAAGAGCCGCGTTGCCGGCGGGGGTGGAACGGATGGCAAGACGTCGGGCAATCCGTTCGCTCGTAACGGACACCGGCCACGCTCGTAATTATGCACAGATAGCGCACGAATACGCGAAGGCGGCGTCGGCCGATAAGGATCAGGTCCGGCATTGCAAATGGGTTCGGCTCGCCGGCCAGCGGCATATCGACGATCTGGAGCGCAGCCGGGCGAACGACTGGCCTTACCGATACGAGCCGTGGCACGCGAACGACGTCTGCGACTTCATCGAGAAGCTGCCGCACATCGAAGGTGTGTGGGAGAAGCCCACGATCGTTCTCGAGCCGGCGCAGATCTTTGTGCTGTGCATGGTCTTTGGCTGGCGCCGCATCGACACCGGCGGCCGGCGGTTCACCGTCGTGTACGAAGAGGTCGCGCGCAAGAACGCCAAGTCCACCAAGACGGCGGGCATCTCGATCTACTGCCTCGCATGCGAAGAAGAGCCGGGAGCGCAGGTTCTTACCGCGGCGACTACGTTCGACCAGGCGAAGAAGGTATTTCACCCCGCCAAGCGAATGATCGAGAAGACGCCTGACTTGCAGGAAGCCTTCGGGCTGATCGCTTGGGCGAAGTCGATCACCTGCGCTGACAACGGCGGCTATATGCAGCCGCTACACGCGAAGTCGAAGACGCAGGACGGACACAATCCGCACCTCGTCACGATGGACGAGCTCCACGCTCATGCCGATCGCGGCCTGTACGATGTCATGCGATCAGCCTTCGGTGCGCGGAAGAACCCGCTTCTCTGGCAGATCACCACCGCCGGCTCGAACACCTATGGCGTCTGCTACGAGCAGCGGACGATGGCGACGAAGGTGCTGGAGCGCTCGGTCGTTGCCGAGCATCTGTTCGCCATCATCTTCACGCTGGACGGGCCAAAGGACTTCACACCCGAGCGCAAGGTCGGCGACGATCCGTACGACGAGGGCAACTGGATCAAGGCCAACCCGCTTCTCGGTGCGGCGGTCCAACTGGACGAACTTCGCCAGTATGCGATCGAGGCGCAGAACAGCCCGAGCGCCGAAGGAGAGTTCAAGACCAAGCGTCTGAACCTGTGGATCGGCGCGGCGGCTGCATGGCTAAACGTCGGCCAGTGGATAGCATGCAGCGACCCGGGTTTGCGGCTCAGCGACTTCCGCGGTCTCGAGTGTTACCTCGGCACCGACCTTTCGGACAAGGACGACATCACCGCGCTCGTCCTGGCGGCGATCGACGCTACGGGCCGGCTATTGTTGAAGACGTGGTTCTACCTGCCGGAAGATGTCCTCAAGCGGCCGGACCCGGCCGCCAAGGATCAGCAAGCGCTATATCGCCAGTGGCGCGCGGACGGAAAGCTAATCACGACGCCGGGCGATTTCATCGATCACCGCGTCGTCGCGCGACGGATCTCGAAGCTGAAGCGCGCGCTCGGCGTCCGCAAGGCGACCGGTGACCAATATGTCTGGCCGGTAGTAGCGTCCGGACTGAACGAAGAGTTCGACGATGGGGACGGCTTCGCGGTCGTGCTCGCGAAGAACGCGAAGAACCACACCACCCCGGCGAAGGAACTGGAGGCCCGCGTCAAAGCCGGCCCGCACCAGCTGCGCCATGACGGCAACCCTGTGATGACCTGGATGGCCGGCAATGCGGTCATCGACCGGCGCGTCGACGGGTCGATCCTGCCGAAGAAGGAGAAGCCGATGTCGCCGAACAAGATCGACGGCATCGATGCAGCCGTGAACGCCATTGCGCCGATGACGCTGCCGAGCGATGAAGACGGCACGCTCGACGACTTCATCGCGCAGATGAAGACCGCCGTCTGATGGCTACGTGGGTCGGTTCAGTTCTATCTTGGGCGGGCTTCGGCAGCGGCGAGAGCGGTAAGCTCAGCGGCTCCCCTGCGGACGAGCCGACTCGAAAGGCAATCGCCTATGGGTCGGCGATCGATAGTGCTGGCCAGACCGTAAACCAGAAGACGACGCTTGGACTTGCCACCGCGTGGGCCTGCGTCCGGCTCAAGTCCGATGTGGTCGGATCGATGGGTATGGGCGTTTTTGAAAAGGCGGACGGCGGCCGGAAAAGCCGATCCGACCACTGGCTCTACGAGCTGGTGCACGAGGAGCCGAACCGGGATCAGACGCCGGCCGAGTTCTGGGCCGGTCAGGTGGCGGCGATGGACCTGTGGGGCAACGCGTACGCGGAGAAAGAGACGCTCGGGCAGCGCACCACGGCACTGACGCCGCTGGCGCCGCACCTCGTCACGGTTACGCGCAACCGGTACAACGAGCGCGTCTATCTCTACGCTGATCGCGGGAAGACCGAGGAATTGCCGGCGGACAAGGTGTTTCACCTCCGCGGGCTGACGCTCGGCGGTGACGTCGGGTTGTCGGCTATCGAGTACGGCCGGCGCACGCTCGGCGGAGCCATGG